CGCCTGTCCGAGCCTAGCCTCGCCTGCCCCGCCGTTCCGGGCCTCAACTAGCCCGGCCTAGCGACACCTGCCCGGCCTCACCCTGCCTTGATGGAGCAGACCCATGCAGGTCGAAAGCCTCATCAATCGCAGCCCATACGTCCGATAGCGCCGCCAGTTCGGCATAACGCTTCCGGTACGCATTCAGTTCGCGGAGTACCTGCGCCAGCAGTTCCTCGCGCTTGTCCGTGTCGGACATGATTTCCGCCACGCCTTCGTAGCCGCCATCGGCGCCTCGCGCGCTTTTGCGTGATTGGAAGGCGCGCGTTGTCACCATGCGCACCTCCTTGGTTTCGGTCGACTGGCGAATCACGGTGAATTTCACGCGGCGAATAAGGGCGCTAGCCTGGGCGATGCGATACTTGTCCGCAGCATCTTCGTCATCCCACGAAAATTCGTTGTGCAGAATGTGGCTTGGGTCGCGTGCGGTTTCGACCACATGCGCCGGGTTCAGGTAGCCGCCGTTTGCCTCGGCGATCGCCCCAAGTGCCGCGCGGATTTCCTCGGCGCGAATGTCAATGGTTGCTGGTTTCATGTTGGTTCTTCTCCTTGGGATTGGTGGTTACGCCGCTTTCCTCACGCTGCCGTTCGCCACGTCATCAATATGGCGAATCAGCAACGTGCAGATGCGAGTGAAGTCGGCCGCACGGTAGAACTTGGCGTTCTTCTCGGTGGCGACCGGCGAGATGCCGATGCCAGCCAGGAAGTCCGCGGTCATCGTGAAACCCAGGCGCATACAGATTTCGCCGAGCTTGAGCGTCTGGCCGGTGTCGACCATTTTGTTTGCGTCACCAATATGGTCGGCGACCATTGCGCGCGGTTGCTCGATATGGTCGGCAACAGTCAAGGATTCCTTGACAACTGCGGGCGTTGCGTCAATGACCTTGACGCCCATTGCCTCGAACATTTCGACTACGGGCTGCGCCTGGCGATCTGCCGCGGCTTTCTGCTCCGCTTCGCGCTGTGCCTTGGCTTGCTCTTCGGCGCGGATCTGCTCGCGCTCGGCATCAAGGCGGCGCTCGACCATTTCCTTGTGCCGGCTATCGCGCATCGCAATCAGTGCGGCAAAGTCTTCTGGCGCCTTGGTGCATACCTGCGAGAAATCAGGAATCAAGTCGGTGGCGCCTTGCTCTTCCATAACCTTGCGGTTCGCGTCGATACGGTCGGCAATTGCGTTCGCCTCGATCTTGGCATTCGCCAGGGCGACGCTCACCTTGTCGCGCATGCTGTCGAGCGACTTCAAGCCGCGGATCGCTTCGGCTAAGACGCCGAGATCGACATTCAGCGCATTGATGCCGATACGCTTCTTGAGCCCGGCGACGTGATCCATGAGTTGCTTAACGGCCGCCTCGACGATTTCGCCCTTGCGCGTGTCCTTTTCGCTCTTCACCCGCTTGTCCAGGGTGAGGCGCACGCTGCGCGTTTCTTCCTTGATCTGGTCGATCGCGCGGAACAGTTCGTCGATGGATTGGGTTTGCGAGAGCGCATGCTGCTTGGCGCCCTCAAGCTGGTTCTCGACATGCTTGCACCACTTGACCGTTTCCTCGGCGTCCGCGAAGTCCTGGTCGGTGACGAGCTCTTTCTTAATGGAGCCGATCACTGCCAGGGCTTGCGTGCGGAATGCCTCGATGTTCGACGCCGTGACCATTCCGGTGACTTCGATACGCAGCGCCGGCAGTGCCTCCGGGGCGGCGCCGGCCGGCTTCTCTTCGTGCTCGACGTGCTGATAATTGGCGAGGTCTTCGGCAAACTGCTTCCAGCCGGCGACCAGGCGGGCTTGCAGTTGTGGGTCGGATTCGTAATACATGCCGAACGTGCCCTCTTCGGTGCCGTCCGACGCGGTGAAGTAAACGCCGCTGGCGCCCGAGACAAGCAATTGCTGTTCGAGTTGGTAGGCGTAGTGGAGATCAAGCTGGTTTTGCTGCACGTCCACCTTGAGTGATTCATTCAGCAGCTTGTTTTCCCATACGGTTTCGCCCATCAGGTCGATGCCGTCCAGGCTGGCGAGTAGCGGCAGACCGTCGACTTCCGCGGTCACGGTGACAGGGAACAGGCGCAGGCCCAGGTTCTTCTCGACGATCTGGCGGGCGGCTGCTTCGGCGGCGTGCCCGGCATCAAACAGGCGCTGCTTGCCGGCGTCGACCTCTTCGGCGATGCCGGTCGCCTTGGCGCGCAGCAGGGCGCTGCGGCTCTGGTACTTCGAGGCGCCCATCATGGCGCTCGCCTCGCTTGCCGTGTAGCGCTTGGCGCGCAGCGCGTGCCATTCGGCGGTGCCCTGCTGGCACTGGTGCTGCATGCGGTTGGTGACGATCATTACTGTTCTCCTTCCATTTGCTTGACAAACTCGGCATCGATTACGCCGTCGTCGTCAATGTGTTTAATTGCCCGAATTCGGCCCACTTGTTCTTCGGTCAGCGTGTAGCGGGTCGCCAGGGTGCTGATGAAGAACTCCGGCGGGCGCTTGCCGCTGGCGATCGCCTTCTGCATGGCCGGCAGATCAACCTCGAACTGCTCGGCGCTGTACGCCGGCAGTTCAACCGGCGCCTTCGGCTTGTTGTCGCTTACCACCTTGTCGCTTACCACCTCGGCGGCGCCCATGTTTTTTTCGGCCGGGGGCGGTGCGTCTTGCGCCTCTTCTGCAACCATCATTCCGCCGATGGCCGCCGGATAGACAGCGCGCACGCCCTCGGCGATGACGCGAGCCCGAAGCATTGCGCGCGGGTAGTTTTTCCAGTTGTCCTTGCCGGTGAGGTTTGCTTTCTTGGCCTGTTCGATAGTCCAGGAAATGCGCAGCGATCCGCCGGCCGGGTGCGAAAAAGTCGCGTCAGCAACCTGGTCTGTCAGTTCGTGCCACTCAACCCGGCCGCCCATTTGCTGAAACCGCGCCATGACGCTATGCGTCTTGCGGCAAGCCTTGCCCTGGATGATGTCGTAGTCCTGCGTCACGGTCGCCGGGTGCATGTTCTCCGACTGCGCGACCAACATCAAAGCGAGTGCCTGGTCAGGGTTCTTCATGCCGAACAGACCCGACCTGGCGACGGCTTCTGCCATCTTCATCATGTCGTTCAGTCCGTAGATTGCGACTTCGTTGCTCATCTCAAATTCTCCGTGTCTTGCCGGCCTTGAATGCCGGCTGTTTGCGTTCGGCCTGGCGCTTTGCCTCGGCCTCGTTATGCGCCCTGACGTACTCGACGCGGCGGCGCGCGTTCTGCTCTTCGTTGGTCGTTGCCTTGCGCTGCATCGACACCTCGAAGTCGTAAATTGGCGCCTTCATCAGTTCGGACAGGTTTAGCACGACCCTTCCCCGAAATGCTTGGCGATCAGACGTTCCTCGCGCTTCTGGTCGGCGTAGTCTTCTTCTGCCGCCTGGTAGCACTCGCGGCACATGCCTTTGCGGTACTTGTAGCCCTCGCCGCATATCTTGCAAACGTCGGGCGGATTGAATTCGCGGTCGTTGGTCATTGCAATTCCCCGGTAGCTTTGGCAATGGCGGCGCGGGCTTCTGCCAGGCCGGGAATAACGTATGCGTTTTCGTCGGAAACGGTCGCCCACCCTTGCGCCATGCGTTGCAGTGCCGCCAGAAGATCCGGCGCCGCGGCGATCAGATCCGCGTTGGCTTGCTTGCGATCAACCGGCGAATCCAACCACTCGGTTTCAACTTTGGCGACGTATTCATACCCATCCATCGCGTTGCCGGCGTCGGTGCCTTTGATAAAGTTGCCGTGTGCGATCCACGGCCCAGGGGTGTGCGTTGCTTTGGTCATTGCCAGGTTCTCCGGTAAGCGCGGCGCAGGGAGAAGATCGTCCAGGCCGCGGCAATCAGCGTCACGCCAGACAGCTTGCCGAACGTCGGATCAAGGCCAAGCGCCGAGATGGCGCCGACGCCTACATAGACGAACGGCAGAGACTCATAGACAGGTCGCGGCAGCATGGTCACAACCCCAGGACGAAGAAGCAGAAGACACCCAGGGCGCCGGCACTGACTGCGTAGAGCAAAGCGTCGGCCAGGGTGGGGAGCGGTTCGCGCTTATCAACGACAAGCGTGGCGCGCGGCCAGGGGTCGGTCGACGCGGTGCGGGCGATCCATTGATCCCGCGGAATGGCGCCGCCGATGATTGGAAGTTTCTTCATGCTGACACCTCGGTTTTACGTTCAACGAAGAAGCAGGGATCGAGCGCCGAGTAGGTCTTGATTTCGGTCACGGTGAAACCGGCTTGCATCAGGATTGCGCGGGCGGACATCAGAGATTCGATTTCCTTGCTGCGAACCTCGCCGCCGCCGCCGCAGTAGTCGTAGCTCTTGACGATCACGTTTTCGACGCGGCCGGCCAGGGCTTTGCGGATAGCGCGCGTATTGGCGCTTGCGTTGTTGGTACGTCCTCTCAGGAACATGGTCATCTCCTTACGCGGCCAGCTTGCGGGGGGCGACTTCTTCAACCGAGAAGCCAAGTGCCTTGATGTTCGCCAGGTCGGCGCGGCTCAAGGTTTTCTTGCCGGCGATCGCGGCGAAACGCTCGGCCGCGAAGTTGGCCGGGTAGATCATTTCGTTCCCGTAGACGCTGCGGACTTCGACCTCAGCAACCATTTCGGGGGCGTTGTAGCAGATGACCATCTCATCGCGCAGCGCCTCGGCAACCGGGTTGCTGTCATCGTTCAGCGCAAACAGGCCGACGCGCGCCACTTCTTCGCCGAACTCGTTTTCGATGCTGTTGCGGTACATGCCCTTCCGCAGAATCTTCGGCAGGTAACTGGCTTTCATCACGATCTCCTTTTCGTTATTCATCGTACATGAGTATCTTAGACGACTAAGAATGACAGGTCAACAAAAGAATTAGCCGTCTAAGATTTAATTTCGTGGTTTATGAACCAATGGCCTTGGCTATGGCTTTGTTGCACTGCTCGATGATTGCACGGCCATCCGTTGAGAATTGAAGCCGATCGCGCAACTCATGGCCTTTCACATCTATTGCCAGGATGGTTTGCAGTGCCGCCAGCAGATCCGGCGCTGCGGCAATCAACCGGGCGTTGGCCTCCATGCAAGACGCGGCCGTGCTGTTCTCCAGTGTTGCCATGTGCATGATGTTGGTGCCGTCTTCCTCGACCAGACCGAGAGCGTTCTTGCCTTCAGTGGTGTAGAACCAGGGGGCGGGGGTGTGCTTGATGGTCATGGTCATCTCCTAGAAAATGTAATCGGGGTCGATGCCGCCGACCTGGCGAACCAGGAGGTCGTAATCGGCGTAGTCTTCTTCCATGTCTTCGCAGTAGTCGACGTTGTAGAACTTGCCGTCACTGCCGTAGCGCACCAGGGAGCCGAAGCTGAACGCATCGCACTCATCAACCAGGGCGGTGCATTTGCAGTACAGGGCGCCCGGTTCAAGCGGCTGGCCCTCGCTATCCTTTTCGACCAGCTTCCAGGGGGCGTTACCATCGTTGATGCTCGGGACAATCCCGGCGCCGAGGACAAGGGCGCTGGCGATTGCGTTGGCGTTGATCTTGGTGTTGAGCATTTCAGTCTCCTAGAAAGAGAAGTCGTAATACTTTTCGCGCCGGCCGATCATCAGACCGTTGCCGCCAACCTTCGCCCACCGCCCGTTCTCGTTCTTGCGGACAGCTTCCCACTTGTCGGTTTTCAGGTTCCGGCGATACACGCTTTTGTAAGCGTCGGGGGCGGGGGTGAATTCGTATTCCTGGCACTCGCTCATCCCGTTTTCGTCAATGCGCTTTGCGTCATCCTCGGCAACCACGATGTAGGTCGACTTGCCGACCTGGAACACGTCGTAGATGGTGCCGGGATAGCGGTCAGTCCATCCCAGGAAGGTGACGCCCATACCGACCACCGGCTCGGGCTGGCCGATCACGGCGCGCGAGTAGAGGTTGTTCATCAAGCTGTTGGTTTCGATACCGAGTTTCATTTGAGTCTCCAATCAGAAGAAAAACAGCGTCCCACTAGGTAACTCGACGCAATCACAATCCGGCGGCAGAATCCCCATTTCGCGTTCGTCGTACAAGGCGCGGCGCAGGTTATCGCCGTCGAAGTTGTCGGCTCCGATGGTGTCGTAGTCACCTTCTGGATAACGCACAATCAACGTGGATTCGTTGCGGCCAAACTCGTCAGGATTAGCCAGAGGAATTGCCAAACAGTTGTTGGCGTCCAGAGCTAACTTGATGTTGGTTGATTTCATCTCGATCTCCTTGTCTGTCCTACACCTTTATCTTAGTTAGCTAAGGCTTAGACGTCAACAAAAGATTAGCGCGCTAAGATTCCTGGGCGAGCAGTGTTGCGTTTGCGCATCAACCCGCTGCGGTCAACGGTGCTTTGTGCCGGAAAAGCGAACCACGCCGATGATGCGCGAGGCTCCGAGCTGCTTGATTGGGTAGCGCGGGTTGGCTGGCTTGAGATACCAGTCGTCACCGTCTTTGACGAGTTGCTTGAACGTGGCTTCGTTGTCGCCATTGCGGGCAATCACAAAGTCGTTTTGCTCTGGCACCAGGGCCGGGTCGACAATCAGCAGCATCCCGGCGTGAAAGATTGGCTCCATGCTATCGCCGACGACGCGCAGCGCGAACGCATTGGGGCCGGCCGAGCAGGGTAGGTCTATCCATTCTTCGGCGTCGCCTGGTGCGAAGTTGTCAATCGCCTCGGAGAAGGCGCCGGCCTGGACATAGCTGATGAGTGGCACTTTTCTGGTAGGTGTCGGTGCTGGTTCGACGTTTGTCTTGTCGGCGATTGCTTTGTGGCGCGGCGCCGATTCATCGAACAGTCAGTGCGGATTGACCCGCAGGATGGGCGCGATCAGGAAACAGGTGTCGAGCTTTGCGCTGGTGGTGCCGTCGTACCACTGTGTAAATGCGCCCGATGTTGCCCTGGCGGCTTTCCAAACCATCGTTTTGGTTAGGCGCTCTTCACCCTCTTCAAGCCGGCGGCGAACCTCTGCGTCGAATGCGCTGGCGAATCGTTCTTGGAATGTACCCATGCTTAGGATTCTAAAACCCATCCTTCTTAGATGGCTTGCATTCGCGCTCTTAGTCGTCTAAGATTGCCGCATGGACACGAACAAGATTATTGACTCTCTAGGTGGAACCTCTGCTGTTGCCGAGCTTTGCGGCATCACGACGGGTGCCGTTTCGCAATGGCGAACTTCTGAACACGGCATCCCGAAGCCGTGGCTCAAGTTCTTTCAGGCGACCAGGCCAGACCTGTTTGAGCAAAAAGACCCGGACAGAGAGGCGGCTTAAATGCGCCCGGCGTCAGCAAGTGCCAAAGATGCCCGGCCCAGGCTGGCAGTCGATGCCGTCGCTGCTGGCGCTGACGCACCCTTTGCCGCCGGAGAGGAAAGCAAAGACCACGACCACGGCCAATGCAGCCGCGGCGATTTCGCGCGCCGACCGCCAGGTAATCGGCAGGTTCTTGCTGCGCGCCCCGTAGAGAAAGAAGAGCGCCGCACCAATGAAGGTGAGCAGGAATTGGGTCGCGGTTTCCATGATCGTCCAGGGATTCTATCAGCATGACCACCTCTTTATCGCGCGCCAATGGCGCACCTTCACGGGACATTGTTGTGAAGGTCAATGTCACGGCCGACGAATACCTGGCGCTCGTCCATCTGGCCGAGCGTGACGATCGTTCTCACTCCTCCTACATGCGCTCCCTTCTCAAAGATCGCATCAACAGTGAGGCCAATCATAGGTCGGCTGGCGAGGTCGAGGCTATGCCCACCTTGGTACAGAAGTAGGCCCACAATGAATTACTACCCATTCCACATTGGCGACTACGCCAGTGCGACCAGGCACCTTTCCTGGGACGAGGATCTGGCCTATCGGCGCCTGATCGACGCCTACTACACCAAGGAGGCGCCAATACCAGCCGACAAGCGCGCAGCTTATCGCCTGGTGTGCGCCACAACCGAGGCGCAGCGCGAAGCGGTTGATGTTGTCCTGGCTGAGTTCTTCGTACTGGTTGGAGAGGCATGGATTCACGACCGCTGCGAGGCGGAAATTCATGCGGCAACAGTAAAGCGCGAGAAGGCATCGCAATCCGCCAAGGTTCGCTGGAGCAATGCCAAAGCAGAGCGAACGAAAAGCGAAGGCAATGCGAACGCATCATCAGATGGATGCGAACGCATAGATAAACCATGCGAAGGCAATGCTCCCAATCCCAATCCCAATATATCTACTGACGTAGATATAAAAACAAAGCGCGCTCCGCGCTTCGATGCGCAAGCGCATCTGTTGTCGTTAGGGGTTGATGCGCAGATAGCGAACGATTGGCTGGCGCACCGCCGGGCGAAGAAGGCAACACCCACCCTGACGGCAATCGACGGCATCGTGCGCGAAGCGGCCAAGGCCCGCATCGCCCTGAGTGACGCCTTGGCGCTGTCCTGCCAGCGGGGATGGGTTGGATTCGAGGCTGACTGGATCGCCAAAGACCAGCCGCGCAACGGAAAAACCCAACACCAGATCAACCAGGAAGCGACGACCAGAGCGATTTTCGGAACGCCGCGCCCAGCTGAACGCTTAATCACCGGGGAGGTTGTGCAATGAATCTGCCGTCGCAATGGGTCGAACGGATCTTCGCCCGCTTGCAGGGAATCTACGGAACGCAATTCACCTCGAAGTTCAGTCGCGTCGAGTCCGGTGTCGATGTTGGGTTGCTGAATGCCAAAGAGGTTTGGGCCGAAGAGCTTGGCGGCTTTGCCGACCAGGGCGAGGCCATCGCCCATGCGCTCAAGAACCTGCCGCCTGACTTCTGCCCGAACGCTATGGGGTTCCGTGAGCTATGCCGTGACGCGGCCAAGCGTATTGAGCCGAAGGTTCCAGCCCTGACCTACACCTACGACCAGGACAAGGCGAAGCGGTTTGCCGACCAACTGGCCGATGTCGTCAAGTCGGCGAACCGGAGCAGTGATCCGGTGTTTTGGGCAACGCACCCGAAGAGCCATCTTGCTTTCGAGTACATCCGAGGCGCCGCCGCGAATAACCCGACGCTGTTCAAGCCGTGCATCGACCACCTGATCTCAGAGGGCAAGGTATCCGAGGACGGCAAGCACTTGCTGCGGCGTTACGCCGGCCCTGGCGAATGGGTCAAGGCATGAGCGACCTGTTCGCCAAAGTCGAGGCAATGCGCCAAAGCGCGGCGCAGCGGGCCGAAGAGAACCGGCGCCGGATGCCGACCATTGCCCGGTGGGTTGATGAAACGAAAGCCGCATTCCCTGGCGCGACGGTTGCGTTTGCGTGCGAGGGCGGCGTGACGCTTGGCGCCCCGCTGTTGGGTGGCATCAAGTTGAGCGAAACACTGGTCGGAACCTTCAATCGCGTTGCGTCAAAGGGAAAGAAATGAGCGAACACCATGAGCCAAGCAAAACGGAATCAGGCGCCATTGCGGTGCTATCCGGCCATACCTGCGGCAACTGCCGGAATGGTGTCACCTCAACGGTCTATACGATAGTCTGGTGCTTCATTGGCAACGTCTATACCGGCCACAACCACCACTGCCCGCGCTGGCAAACCCAGGATTGATGGCATGGGATCGTGCGTGTTCTGTGGCTACGAATTCAACCACGATGCGCTCGGCGACTACGGTTGTCCGAACTGTTGCGGGGAGGGGCTATGAGCCGGCGTGAGCGTGTCTATTTCCGTGTCGACCGTGGGTGCCTGGTGCCGGCCGATCCGTGCCAGCAATCAAAACTCCGCGAACGCGGCTACCACTTCGGCGACCTGTTGGCGGCTGACCTGACTAAGCCGCGCAATCCAAAGTTCAATCGCCTGGTGCATCAGCTTGGCCGCTTGTGCGCCGCCAACATCGAGGCATTCGCCGGCCTCGATGCCCACCGGATCATCAAGCGATTGCAGATCGAGGGCAAGGTGGCTTGCGACGAAATCGGTATCAACGTCCCCGGCTACGGGATGGTGATTCAGTTCATCCCGCGCAGCCTGTCGTTCGAGAGCATGGACGAAGGCGAATTCAATGCGGCGGCGCGCGGCATCAGCAGGACGATCGCGGAACGCTACTGGCCGTCCCTGACGGAAGACCAGATTTTGTCGATGGCGGAATTGATGGTGGAGGAATGATGCAACTCGATTTGATTTCCCCGGAGGTGAGCGTTTCCCGCGTGCTGCGCGATGTCGGAATGCAGCGTGCCGCCGACCATGCCGACCGTGTTGAAGAGGGTTGGTCTGATCGCGCCCATGGTTTCCTGGTTGATTACGTTGCCGCTAACCGGGGGCGTGCGTTCATGGCCGAGGACATTCGCGCATCGGCTGAGTCCGAGGGATTGCCGCCGCCGCCAGATAACCGCGCCTGGGGATCCGTTGTCTCGCGCGCTGTTCGCGCCAGCATCATCAAGCGCATGGGGTACGGCGCGCAGAAGTCGGTGACGTGCCATTGCTCACCTAAGTCGATATGGGTAGCCAGGTGAGTCAAGCCGAGCGCGATCACATGGGCAAGGTGGCTGCGCTGCCGTGTGCCTGCTGTGGCGCGCATGGGGTGCATGTCCATCATGTCCGCGAAGGCCAGGGGATGAGCCAGCGCGCCAGCGCCTACCTGACCATTCCGCTTTGTCCTGAATGCCACACCGGGCCGAACGGGATCCACGGCAACAAGTCATTCATGCGGATCCGCAAGCTGGACGAACTGGACATGCTGGCGACCACGATCAAGGCGCTGACGACATGACCCGCTACGGTTGCCAGGACTACGACATTGCGCGCCTGTGCCGTTTTGACCGGCGGGCGCTCGACAAATTCTGCAACGGATGCCCGCGGCAAACCGACCAGGCATTCCTCGAATCCCAAAAGCTGTGGGTGATTGGCGTTTCGCACCCGTTACCAGTGCTGCATCACCACGACATCCAGGAGTCTGGCGTATGAAAGAAACAGCAGTGACCACGGAAAGCGTCTTGTCAGCCGCCAGGGCGCTGGTCGCCACTGAAGGGCGCCAGCATTTCACCACCATGGAAATTGCTCGGCACATGGGCGTCGAGGAATACCCGGTGCGCGCGGCCGTCAGTTGGCTGAACCGCTACCGCATGATCGAGGTTGTCCCTGGTGTGCGTAGCCAGCGTTACACCCGGCAAAGCGGCGAGGCGTACTCGGCGACGGTGTATCAGATCCGCGAACAGGAAACGGCGCCAGACTTCACGACGCTGCACATGGTCTTCTGCTGCGGGGGGCGGCGATGATCCGCATGACGCCCGAGGAATACCAGGCCAAGCAGGCCGAGATGAACGCCCGGATGCGCGCCCGCCTGGACATGGTGGCAGTGCGCAAGCCGGGGGCGCCGGTCAAGGTGGCGAAGAAGTCGGGCAAGAAGAACCTCTACGGCGCGCAGCGGGTTGAGATCATGGGCCTGATGTTCGACTCGAAGGCGGAAGGCAAGCGGTTCCTGCAACTCAAGGCAATGGAGCAGGCCGGGGAGATTGAAGCCCTGGAGGTGCAGCCCGAGTACGAGTTGATCCCAGGGCAGAACATCGGTGGCAAGAAGGAGCGCCCGGTGAAGTACGTTGCCGACTTCCGCTACATCCGTGACGGCCAGCCGATTGTCGAGGACGTGAAGAGCGCGCCGACCAAGACGCGCGAGTTCATCATCAAGCGCAAGCTGATGCTGTGGTTGCACGGCATCATCGTTCAAGAGGTGTTGATGGAATGAGCAAGCTGGTCGCTGGCCTGACAGAAGCCCAGGAGACTTTCTGCCTGGAGTACGCGAAGAGCGGCAACGCTTCCGCGGCGTATCGGCTTGCGTATCCGAACAGCAAGGCAAAGCCAGAAACGATCAACGTCGCGGCTTGCAAGTTAGCTGGTGAGCATAAGATTCGTATAAGGATCGAGCAGCTTCGCGCCGCGGTCGAGCAGAAGACCGACATGACCATCGAACGGTGGGCGCAAGAAGTGACGCGCCTGGCGACGGTCGATGCCCGCAACATCATGCACCCGGACGGCCGAATGAAGATGCCGCACGAACTGGATGCCGAGACTGCCGCGGCCGTTGCCTCGTTCAAGTTCGACGTGGATGGCACGATCGAATACAAGTTTTGGCCGAAGACCGCGGCGCTCGACATGATGGCGAAGCACAAGGGCGCCTATGAAAAGGACAACGAGCAGAAGGGCGGACTGTTTGACCATCTGCCGCGTGACCTGGTGAGGCAGATTGCCGAGCGATTGAAGCGGATCAACGGCGAGAAAACCATTGAAGGCGAGGTAATCAAAGGCTGATGGACGAGATAGACGAAATCCTGGCGCTGATTCCTGCGGGCGCCCACCATGCTGCACTGGCTGAGGTATCAAAACTGCTGGCGAGTGAAAAGCTGCTTGATTATCGGCCGTATCAGAAGCAGGTTGATTTTCACAATGCCGGGAAAACGCACAGCGAACGCCTGTTCATTGCCGGCAACCAGCTTGGCAAGACCATTGCTGGCGGTGCCGAGTGGGCCTTTCATTTGACCGGGCGATATCCGTCATGGTGGAACGGCGCGGTGTTCGACAAGCCGGTAACGATGTGGGCGTCTGGCGTGACCAACGAAGGTACGCGGGACAATCCGCAGCGCGTATTGATTGGCCCGCCGACCATTGAGGAGGCGTGGGGAACCGGAATGATCCCGAAGAATGCGCTCGTCGCCTGGAATCGTGCAATGGGAACGCCAAACCTTCTTGATAACGCGACGATTCGATGGGGCGGAGGCGGCGATGTCCAGGCCGGAATATCCATTCTGAACTTCAAGTCATACGAAAAGGGCCGCGAGAAGTGGCAGGGGCCGACCATCGACGGGGTTTGGTTTGACGAGGAATGCCCGCTCGATATTTACACCGAGGGACTGACGCGAACAAACCGCGGGCAGCGCGGGCAGTTTGCGATTATGACTTTCACTCCCTTGCTTGGCATGTCCGAGGTTGTGCGAATGTTCTTGATGCCGGGGGCTGGAAGATGAACAACGAAGATAATTTTTGGGCCAGCGTCGATCGCTCCGGCGATTGCTGGCAATGGACTGGCGCCGTTGATAGTCGAGGCTATGGGTCGCTTTCGTATCGCGGTCGTCGCGTGCGTGCGCATCGCCTGGCTTATGAGATTTCCGTAGGGCCGATACCAGAAGCGGCCGGGCATCATGGAACTGTCGTAATGCACAAGTGCGACAACCGCTTATGTTGCCGGCCGGATCATCTGGTTATTGGCAGTCACGGCGACAACATGGCCGACATGCGCAGCAAAGGAAGGCGCAAGGATGTTAACGCTGGAGAGCAGAATGGGCGCGCGAAGCTGACTGCTGAACAGGTTGCGCTCATTCGTGTCGATA